TTAACTTTAATTCGATAGTGAAAAAGTGGCCAGAATTATTATAAACCAATAGATCAGGAGTCCCATGTGCAGCACTATTTTCCACGCGTGTAAATGATAATTTGCAATTATTTTTAATATTGAACGCTTTAATTTCATGCCAAAATTTAGTCTCTCCCTTAATCATTTTTTAGGCTAAGTGCAGAGCATTCGGGCTAATCAATTTTTTTAATAACTTCACCCATATTCCAGTTAGATGTGTATAAAGTTATGACTAATCTATGAGTCTCACGCACGCCAAGTATTTTGTTTTCCATTAGTTTAATGTCCTTGATGTCGTAATATTTTCCGTCGGGTAAACACACTTGTACTCTTGCCTCTTGTGCTACTGGCGATTTCATAAACTTGTCTAGGGCCTGTCTTAATAGCTTTCCTGATACCATCACTTGAATATATACCAAAAATAATTTATAATGCAAGCATGGGAGTTCCTAAAAGACTTACAGAAAAACAAATTAAATTTGCTAATCTAATCGTGACAGAAGAAGGTCGAAAGACTGATTCTGAATGTGCTATTGAAGCAGGTTATGATCCAAACTCAGCTTATGTATCCGCAAGTAAATTACAAAACCCATCTTTGTATCCTTTAGTTACTCAATACATTGGAAGACTCAGAGCAGAGAAGTTAAAAAAATATGACATCACTTATGAAAAACACCTGGCAGAGTTAGGCAAAATTAGAGATGGCGCATTTGAAGGTAAGGCCTGGAGTGCTGCAGGTAATATGGAAGTAGCTAGAGGTAAAGCTGCAGGGTTTCAAAATAATAATCACATACACTTACACAAGGACCTCAACAACGTTGATGAATCAGAGTTGGATAAAGAATTAGAAAAAGCATTAAAGAACTATAAACCTATAATAGATGCTGACGCAGAAATAGTTGAAGAAGTAAAACCTATGAAGATTGCAAAGAAAAATACTATAAATTAAGTTTTTTAATAGATACAATCACAGACGTCGGAATTATTACTGTACTACCTATATCTTCAAACGTGTTACCTTCTTTACTTTTAATGTAATCTCTAAAAATTCTAGTCACACCTTTACGTTGACTAAGTAAATAACCTTTGGATACTGCAACAGGAAGTTTGTCTTTGTCTAATGATGATAGCGTACTCCAACCGTCGTCCCCCTCGATATCAACCCATTCTATTTCAACATAAGGATATTTAGATATGTCTCTACCCAAACTTTTACTGCTCATCTTTGGAAATATTTTTCTTTTTTTAGGCATGCCTCCTTATATCACCTATAGGTTTTTTCTCTAGGCACTTTTTTTCTCCAAAACTTTTTCTTATGCGCGCGTACGGGTTTGCTAGAAGTGTTGGTATAAGCCAATTATTGTAAATTGTAACAGCTGTAACACCATTGTAACAGCGTTTTGTTACAAAAATATCGTCTAGAAGTGTTGGTATATGCGAATAATAGTCTTTTGAAAGCCATTGTAACCATTGTAACACCGTTTTGGAAATTGAAAAACAAAAAAACTTTTCTGGCAAAAAAAGTCTATAGGCAAGTTTAAAAATAAAAAAGTGCGGGTATTAATTAAGTATGATGCAATACTTAAATAGCTTTCTACTTAGATGTGAGCCGTCATTGATCATAGATTGGAGGTTCATTATGAAAAAATACTAATATAAAAAGCCCCTCTTAACAGGGGGGCCACATTACTGTTGCATTTTAGTCACATTACTGTTGCATTTTAGACACAATCCATACAATATTCGGGATCCTTGGTGCTAGTCCAACCATACAAAGCATTGTTACAATCTTTTGCTTTACAAATTGTGGTACCTTTACCATCATTTCTCGGTTTGTTACCAAATATTTCAGTCCAACGTTGTCTATAAACATCGTTAGACACCCTAGATTTGCCGTCCCAGTTCAACGCTTTACCTTTTTTCATTAGTGCAACTTCCTCCTGTATTCATCTATATCTTTAAAATCTGGACTTCCTAAGAACCTAGCCAAAGTTTTGAATTCTTCCATAGACATTTCATTAATCTCCATAGAAGGTATTCTTTTGGTCATCTCTTTTTTAGCGTCCTTCCATTCCGACTCAGTAAATGTATCTAATAGATCAAGTATGTTTTTCATGATATTCTTTTGCTTTTACATCGTCTTCAAATGTCATACAAGTATCACATCTCTCAATATGTGGCTTATGATAAGGATCTTTTGGATCACTTAATCCACTGCTTACAACCCCTTCAAAATATCCTTTACCTTCGCAGTCTTCACAATAATTATCTGCAGGATTTTCAACCGCACATCTTTCGATATCAATCAATTTATCGTCAGCTTGTAATTTACCCCTCTCTGACCATTCATTGTTGCAGTTATATTTTAGAGCATACACTTTACTGTTAGCTTCTGCTTCATTTTTAGCCTCCACTGTAATCATATAAGATTGAGTGAAATCTCTTGTTGCCGTGTAACTATATTTTTTCATATTTATTCCTTTCATTAGTTATAGGTTAATATAGGACTAGAAACCATTTCTGTCAACTATTTTTTGCAATTCTTTTTTCTGCTTGTAATATTGTGCTACTTTTTTCCACCATTCGTTCGCATAATGTTTGAATTCTTCGCCTTTTACGGGAAATTCTTGAAATAATAGGTCTTTACTACACATTAGAATAATTCCAAACTGTATATTGGTGCCGTATATTTGGTTGTGGGCAATGGCATATCCTGCTAATTGCAAGTAATAGTCCTCGATCCATTCTTTTCGTTTCGGTTTATTTGTTTGTTTGAAATCTATAATGGCCTCTTTACCCTCGTACATTCCAACACCATCGGTTGCACCTGCGTACATCTCAGGATAAAATAAAACACATTCTGTGGCCCACAACTCATCGAGTCTACCTTTTAATCCCTGGTCCGCGATTATTTGTGCCATCTTCGTGGCATGTCTACCTTCGGGTGTTAGGTTCACGATAGGTTTATCTAACATATACCCTTCAAGAATCGAGTGCATAAGGGTCCCACGCGATGCAGCTTCTTCCGTAATTTTTTTAGCCTCCGCCTCACCTACTCGGTCACGCCACCGTTGTAAAGATTGTTTTTTTTCTTCTCCCTGACATGCAGATAATATACTTGTTACACTCGGCAGCTTCTCTTCTCCTACTAAGTAATGTCTTTTACCATCAATAATTTTTCGAGTCGAAGTCGGGTAGTAAAATCTTTTATTTATTTTTATCATGATTTAAATTGCTCCGCCATTTCAATACAACTCGATAAACATGTAGGACAAAAAGCTACTGGAATCATACCAAATAATCCTGAAATTCCTCCTTCGTTTTTTAAACTAAACTCTGTTTTACAAGTAGAGCATTCTTCTAATTTTTCTTTTTTATTTTTTATTTTCTTTATCATTATTTCCTTTCAAGGTATGTTTTAAAATTGTTGTCCATGGGTTTATATCGTAGTCTTTTACGCAGCCGGTCAATAAAAGTAGTACAATAAATATTTTAATCATTTATAAATTCTTTTCCAACCCTTAAAAAATTTTTCCAATCTTCCGGGTTACTATTTCTTTTTTTATCATTACAATTCACACAACAAAAAATAATGTTTGAGGCCATATATGTTAGTCTTGGATCCCATCTATCAATACTAAAGTTTGTAGGAATTTGTCCTTTACGTCCTAAATAACCAAAACCTCTAGTCCCTCGTCTTGCTTTAAATGTAAAAGGTGTTTCACAATATCTACAGATTCGACCATCTGAGCCTGGAAATTTATGTTTCATATTAATAATATGATTCATGTACAATCTCCAAAACTCTTTCTTGTCCATAGATTCATGTGGTTTGTGGCCCCCATACGTTTTATAACTAGGTTTAAGTTTACCTCCGATGGCTCTTCCTACATATCCGCGTTCCGTGTTCATGTATTCAAAATCCTTTTGTACTCGACGCTCGTCGTTAGGATTTTTGTAAGCCATTAGACCTTTCTAAACAAATTTTATTTTTACCTCGCTCTATTAAATAAAAATCATAATGTGTTAACGCCTGGGTGATATGGTTCATGTCGTAAGTATCTACATCATCAAATACAAATCGAGTTCCAGGATTAGAACGATTAGCAAAAAATAGAGCTTCATGTAACACTGCAGCAGTAGTATGTGGACCATCAAAGTGTACGAAGTCATAATTATTCATGATTTTTTTTTGACCTTTGTAATAGATAGGTACCCCCTGGCCAAACGCATTAAAGTATTCAATGTCTTCTAGCTGATATAAAATAAAATTTTCGTGCTTGTTAAAGGCAGTTAAAAAAGTTTGTTTCATAGAACTAGGATACGTTGGAGTCTTAAAAGAACCATCCGGATTATATAAAATATTGCCCTTAAAGTCTGTCCATGTAGGTTCATGCCCTGGTATAGAATCTACATGATCATAAAGAATGTCTCCATAAGGATCTATGCCTATATGAAAATGATTTTTATTTTTAAAATTCTCCATGATAACGTGAGAGCCATAGCCCTCACGAACACCAATTTCTACACTTAAATAAAAGTCTTTAGGACTTAATTGATCAGCCCACTTAGCAAGTAGATTATATTCTTTACTGTCTCCTTTAAGCATTATTCTGTTCCTTTTAATCTTTCTAAAGCTTGCTTATACGTCTCCATTATTTTTTCATGTTCATGAAAATATTTTTCAATGTCAGAATAACGCCATTCTTGTTTCTTCAAGATAACATCAAGAGATTCGATAGCTGCCTCTGAAGCATGGTTTAATACGTTATAGCTAAAGTTTGTTGCGATATCTTCCATTCTTTTAGGAAGTTGTTTCTCGGTCATACCTAAACGTAGTCCCATTAAACTTAAATTTTCTTTAACTTCATTTAATGATTTTTTACCAAAGTTAGGCATTCTAAGTAGTTCGCCAGGTGTTTTTAAAACAAGATCTCTTATTGTTGTTATATCCGGAGCATGACATAAAAAGGCGTTGTATGCTCTGACATTCATTTCTAGTTCTGATATTTTTTGTTCTATTGGTTCCATTAGTTTCCTTTCACATATATTTTAGATCGAAGAGATCTTATTTCTTCGATTAGTTTTTGATTATAGTCGTGTAGTTTCTCGTTCCTAAACTCTAGAATTTCTATTTGTTTAGTGAGATCATTGGGACCCCGGTCGTCAACCGGAGTCTTATTTTTTTTAGCTAGTTCTAATTCTTCAACTAGATCATGATACTTTTTTATGTCTTCTTCACTCATCATAAAGTGTATTTCATCAACTCATTAAATTTTTTGAGTTCATGCTCCGAGATATCTTGAAGACCTTTGGTCTGGTTATAAATTTCACGGGCTTGTAATAGCTTATTACTATTTTCTTTTTCATAAGCTACGGCCTTGTTTCGACTTATAACCTCCAAATGTTCGTCTCTAAGTTCTGTCATCACGATACTTTTTTTACTTCTTCAGTTAACATTAAAGGCTTTCGTGTAAAGTCAAAAGCATTATCTGTATTAATTAAGACTTCAATAGTGTGGCCTGAGTCTTTTGTTTCTAACATTTCTGCTGCTACTTTATATTTCATAGCCTCTTCAAATGTTTCTGCTTCTTTTACTACACTCACATAATCATTTGAATGTGAGAATGGTATTCTTTTTATTACTGTATATTTCATACTTTCTCCTGTATTGGTTTATTTAAGTTTGCCATTTAAACGTTTGGCTTCTTTGTTTACTAGAATAGTTACTACTTGTGCTCTCGATACTTCGGGATCATCAGGTACTAACACTTTTCTAATTTTGTCAATCTTCGCATACGTCTCTTTTTTAATAGAGATGTTTTTGTATTTGCTAAAATCAGTCATCTGTTATATCCTTTCATTTTTTAATATGAAGATATCCTACAAAATATTCTTCTTTGTGTCAATAATTATTTTAAATAATTTCTTCTTCTTTGCATGAAAACTTAGTATAAGCTTTCATACTGTTGGTCCATTCTGGGTCAAATGTAGTCATTAATGTGTGAGAATAATCATAAGCATAAACCATACAACTACTATAATTATCAAACAATACGCGAGGTGTAGGTATAACTTTGCAACTATTTCCTGCAAGTTCACTACATAAAACCATCAACAACACTACTTTAATCACTACCCTTGGCCTTTGTAACGACGTTGAGATTTTTGCCTTTTTTCTGACTTATTTAATGATTTTTTATGTTGACGAGGTCCTCTTTTTTTAGGTTTATCTCTTGTCTCAAATGATTTAAATTTTTTAGCCATTGTTTAATCTCGATTGTAATTTAATAAATTTTTTATCTTCATCAGTTAATTTTAAATAAGTAATTTTGCCATTGATGTGTTGTCTGTTGTCATGACCACAGGATGTGCATCTATAATAATCAGATACAATAGCAACTAATATAGCGTCTTCCTCACACCCGGAACATGTTCCCATAACAGTATCTATTCTGTTACTAAACATTATTGTTTCTATTAATTTTTTTTTATTTTTAGCCAACGACTTTACCATCCTTCCATTCCATGTCTGGAAGGCCTTCTGTGTATTTTTTGCCATCAAAAGTAAGAACTTGTTTTCTGTTTGATCCAGATTCGTGATAAGATATGTGGACCCATCCACCTGCGGGATCGTCTTTGTCAAAGTATTCCATGATTAGCTGATCATAATCGACATTGTTTTGTAGCCAGTAAGCTGTCTTAATGTTGGGCACGCCAAATATTTCTAGGTCGACGGCCTGGCCCTTCGCGTGCTGCGATGTTTTTTTGCTACCGATCGCTTCACAAAGCGCCTCGCTCCGATATCCGCTAGTGATTGTTACAGCTTTGTCGAAGTGTGCTCGTAGTGGTTCTAAAACTTCATAACACAGATCACCTAAACTTTTAATCTCACCTGATCCAGGTGTGTTATCGATGCCCTTACGTTGAGCAGTCATCGAACGGGTCATCTCTTTAAGGGTGAAGTGTTTACTAAGCTGCATAATATTTAGTTACCTCTAACAGAATCTATGAAATTGTAAACTCTCCCAAATTGCTTGTCAATAGACATCAAATCAGACTGGATCATAGTCACTACTAATTGAAGTTCTATAAGTGTGACTAATGTCCACGTAGCGAGTCCCATTAGGATTGTACCTAGTAATGCAATTAAAGCTGTGTTAGTTTTTCTACTCATCTTTTGGTTTTGGTAGCGGAAGTATATAGTCTTTTGGTGGGATTTTCAATTTGCTTTTACTAGGTCCTATAATCTTATCTCCCATTAAATTAAGCTCTGGGTTCTCTTTTTTGTAGCCATCCTTCATATCATCCCACAAACTTTTAGAATCACCAGGTCTAGTATTATCTCTTGCAGGAGTTACACCTCTACATTTCATAACTAACAATCTAAAGTTTTCGTTCTGTGCGAGACTAGGATTAGCATTAACTCGACCACACATTTTCATCAATTCTAATTGTTGTTTAATTGCTACGTTTTCTTTTATAGTTTTACAATCTACACCCAGATATTTTCTGTAAGTAAAACTTAATCTATAATTATCATCGTCATTACGATAATTATTGTTGTCATTGTAATGATTGTATTTACCATTTCTATCTTCAGCTTCTACTCTAGTTTCAAAATCTCCACACCTTGCACCATACTCGTTAAGATATTCGTTTCTAGGGTACGCAGGATCTACAAACAAAGCTAACATTGTAAGAGCTAAAATAAGTATTGCTGTAAATCTGTAATTCATCTTGAGACACTCCATACATTACCTGTTTAAATCCTTAATGTCGTAGCTGTGTTCTCTAACTTGATCAGCTAATTGTCTGTATAAATTTTCTGCCATCTGCCACGTAGATTCAGCAGAAGTTAATCTTGTGTTTTGATCTGTAAGTTTTTCTTGTACAACTTTTAAATCTCTTTGAAGATTTACTATTTGAGTTTGATTGTCGTTGATTGTGTCTG